ACGATCGGCAGCGTGTCGTTCTGCGCGCTGACGATCGCGCCCGCGGCGTTGATGTTCATCGCCTCGCTGATCAACGTCAACTTGGTCGATTCGTTCATCGCCCAAAACTTCGCGCCGCCGGTCGCATACTTGCCCTTGGCCGCAGAGGTCGCCGCGAGGATCGCTTGGAAGAGCTGGATTCCCGTCTTGCCGCTGATGGTCTTGAGGTTGCTCGTGTGCAGGTCGGCCCATGCGCGCTGCGTGGCCGGATAGCCGGACGGAGCAGCCGTCTGCGCGAGGCGGGTCACGATGCCCAGCGGCATTTTCGTGCCGGTCCCGTAGAGGATCGCCTTGTCCAGCGCAAGACCGATCGCCTTGCCCAGCATGGTGATGATCTCGGTCGCGAGGTTGATGTCGCTGTCCTCAAGCAGCGCCTTGCACACCGCGATAAAGCCGCCTACCTTGTAGCCGTCCAGTTCGATGTTGGTAAAGCCGATCGAGAGTTCGTTCAGCTTCGCGCACATTTCGGTCCACACGGCTTCCGGGATCGCGCCCGCGACGTTCATGCGGCTCGTGCCGCTCACGCGGCGCAGGTCAACGTGCTTGAGCAGCTTGCTCGCCTCTTCCGCCTTCTGACGGATCAGGCCCAGCATCACGTCCGGGATCAGCAGCTGACTGCCGGTCACGGCGCGCTCTTCACGGCCGCACGCGCGCACGCGCTCGAGGAAGTCCTTCACGTCCTGGCGCGCCATAAAGGCGTCCCGTTCCTGCAGGTTCATGCCGAAAAATTTTCTAGTTTCCATCGTTACCACGGTCCCTTCCTTTCTCTTTTCCGGTTCGGGCGTCGCGATCTTCGCGGCGCTCCGCGCGTTGAGTTCATCCAGCTCGGCGGTCAGGTCGGCGATCTTTTTCTCGATCGCGGCCCGCGCCTGCTGGTTCTCAGTTTCCTCGCCGGTCAGGGCGGCGTCGTCCTTTTCCCACTCCGCCGTCTTGTCCTCAACGATCTTCTTGTCTTCTTCCGGCGTTTCCGCGTTGACCTCTTTGATCGCTTCCTCCAGCTCGGCTTCCCGCTTCTGGAGTTCCGCGCGGCGCTCGGTCAGCGCCGTCCACGCCTCAGTCAGGGCGCGGAGCTGCTCATTGGTTTCCTCGAGCTTTTTCCCGATCACCAGCTGTCTAAGCATCTTTCCTCAGTCGCCTCCTCATTTTTTCCTGCCAGGCGTCCGCCTGGCGCTGTTTGATCTGCTTGTACGCATCCTCTCGTGCGCTGATCCCCGTCTCTTTGTACGCCGGGAAGGTTACGCACGACACCTCGTACAGCTTGACGCTTTCGATCGTCCAGTGTACGTTGCCCGTGCTCTCGTCGATGTCCGTCCGCTCCTGCAGGATGTCAAAGCCGAAAGAGCACTGGCTCACGTCGCCGCGCTGGACGCGTGCGTACAGGTTCATTGCGTCCGTGTCGTCCGGGTTGATCTCGATGCTGCCCCAGAGGCCGTGCTCGTCCGTGCGCAGCTTGAGCGTGCCCGCGGTCGTGCGCCCCAGCACCAGCCGGGTTTCGTGGTCGATCAGCGCGCGGACGTCGTCGTTCAGTGCGCCGTCAAAGGCGTGGCTGTCGATGCTTTCCGATGCGCCCGGCCACATCTCGTAGTTGCTGCCGAAAACGGCGAAGTATCCTTCGATCTTTTTCTGGCCTTCGTGCTCTTCCGCGCGAAAGTTCGTCGCGGCCGTCCGCGTCTGTCTTTTCTCCCTGTCGTTCACTCTGTCTCACTCCCTTCCGTCAGCTTTTTCTGGTCGCCCAGCCTGTCTTGCGGCAGGTAGTTTTCCAGCACCAGCAGCTCGTCCATTTCCGCGTCCGGCGGCAAGCCGAGCCATTCGCGCCATTCGTTTCTTCGCAGTGCCATGCGGTCGACCATCGCGCCGCCCGCCGTCACCATCTCGGTGATGTCGTAGTTGAGCAGGCTGCGCTGGTTAAAGCGCCAGTATAGGTCGGGGGAGTATAGCAGCTTTTTGGTCAGCTCCTGCTCGATCGATTTTGCGATGGCCATGACGCGGGTTTGGACGAACCAGTTAAATTCGCTTTTGCTAAAGTCGCCCACGCCCAGCAAAAACGGCGGCACTCCAAAGATCGCCGCGATTGCGCGCTTGTCAATCTCCATGCTCGTTTTGATCGCAAGGTCGTTGAGCGTCAGCGGCTTGACCTGCTCGACCGTAAAAGCCTCGGCCGGGATAAACCACGGCGCGCCGGTCTCTTTGTCGCTCAAGTATTGCGCGCGCAGTTTTTCTCGCCCCTCGCTGCTCGCAAATTCTTCCGTTAGACCGTCCACCTTGACGATGATCGACGGCACCGGGTTTTCCATCACCGCCTGCTTCGTTGCGCTCGTCTGCCGCAGGCTCTTCACCACGTCGCGCAGGCTTACCTGATAACCGTCGCCCTGCCACGGTCTCTCCGGGTTCGGCCTCAGCACAAAGTGCAGCACTTCGTCCGGGCGAAACGCCACGCCGTTGACGTACACCTTGTAGCTCTCCCCGTCCGGTTGGAGCGATACCAGCGACGGCGGCACCGGCTGCAGGTCGGTCAGGTATCCGCGCCTGTCATAGCGTGGGATCGTCACCTGATTGCCGTACAGCATCAGCGTGCTCACCAGCAGCGACACAAAGCTTTGCCGCGTCATGTCCGTGTTCGGCGAGATATCGAGCTTCCGCGATAACTCGTTTTTCACGCGCACGTCGCCGCGGTTCGTGTTCTGCATCAGGTGGATCGTCATGCTGCTGATCATGTCCGCATATACGCCCGCGCACATCTGCACTTCCGGGCATTGCGTCAGCGGTCTGTATCCGTCCATGCAAAGCACTTTCCACGCTTCGCTGCTGCAAAGCCAGCCGCCGGAGCGTTTCTGCGTCGGGGCGTCCCGGCTGTTCCGGCTCCCGTTTCGTCTTTTCGTCATTCAAACCACCCCTTCGCCTTTTCCACCTTCTCCGTCCCCTCCAGCATGCGGACCACGGCAAAGACGTCCGCGTCAAAAATGTCGATCCTGTGATTCGGCTGCACCTTCTCGTACTGGATCATGTCGTCCGTCTTTTCGATTGCCGCCACGTTTTGCACGCAGTACTCATAGGCTTCCGAGCTGAGGTAGTACAGTCTGTCGTTTTTCGCCTGTACTTCCAGATGTCGGAAGCCTTCGCTCTTTTTGTAAAAATACTGTGGTTGGTCGATGATCTTAAAACCGGCCTTTTTCATGCCGACAAAGTACTCGCGGCAGAATTTCCGGTCATGCCCGACCTCGCGAATCTTAAAGCCACGGCGTTTCATGGCCTGGAACCAGGCGACCACGTCCGCGTGATTGTTGGTCGGCGCGTTGCACATCTCCAGCCAGCCGTCGTCCCGCCAGCCGAAAAGCGGGATCGAATCCTCGTCCGCTTTCCGCGTCGCCGCGACGATGGGGAACCACGCGTGCGTGATTGCGATGTCGATGCCGTTATACTGGCCGTGCAGTGCCGCCGCCGTCAGGTCGTGCATCTTGGACAGGTCCGCGCCGCCGTACCAGTCGACTTTCAGCTCCGCCAGCCGCTGCAGCTTTTTCTCCAGCGGCCAGCGCGGTTCGATGCCCAGCGCTTCTCCCGTCCGCGCATCGCTCCGGCGGAATTCATCGATGTTAAAGTACGCGTTCACCCTCGCCGTAAAGATGTTCAGGCTTTTCGCCAGAAAATCTTTACGCTGTTGCGGGTCGTTCTGCGCCTGCAGCGCGTCGTTCATGATGTCGGCCGGTCGGATCGTCACGCCATAGTTCGGGTTCGCGATCTCGTGCTGCCGCGCGCTGGTGTAGTCGATTGTCCCGTCTTCCTGCTTTTCCGCGCAGCAGATAAAGATAAAATACGATGGGTCGTCGATCAGCCCGTCGAGCACCTTGCGGCAGTAGTCCAGGCGCTGGGCGCAAAAGCCCGTGCCGTCGTCGCCCGCCGTCGTGATGCCGATCACCATCTTGTTGGTGTACGCCTTCGTCGCCTCTTTCAGAATGTTGTACTGCTTCGGCGTTTTGTAGGCGTGGATTTCGTCGGCCACGACGATATTGCAGTTGAAACTGTCCTGCCGGTCCGGACTGGACGCCAGTGCGTTCAGGCTCACGGACCCGCCCGCGAGGTTGTTGTGCGTGATCGAGTGGCCAAAGCTGTTGTTCTGGATTTTCCAGCCGTCGGCCTCTGCGCCCTTGCGGCCGCCGTACATCGTCTCGATGTTGTACTGCCAGTTGTCAAAGCTTTCGAGCGCCTGTTTCAGCGCTGCGCCCACGACGTACACCTTCGACCCGCTCTCGCGTTCCAGCAGCGCCAGCCCGTAGGCGATCCCAGAGACGAGCAGCGTCTTCGAGTTTTTTCGCGGGATAAAAATGAGCGTCTCTTTCACGAGGCGCTCATTGGTTCCCGGCTTGTAAAATATCAGCATCCCATAAATGCAAAATTTCTCCCACGGCTCCAGTAAAAAAGGCTTCCCTCGCATCGGCTCGCCCGCAAGGTTCTCGCCCTGCCGGTGCCGGAAGGTCGCCTCGATGATCCCGATCACAAAGTCGGCGTCTTTCGTCCGCACGTCATACTCGCCGCTGTCGATCATCTGCAAAAAGCGTTTGCACCCTTGGATGCGCTCTTTGCCCGCCAGTATCTTTCCGCTCACGATGCCGTTGACATACCCCAGCACCGTTTCCGCGTACTTGCCTTTTAGCGTCATTTCGCCAGCGCCTCCAGCGCGGCGCTCAAAGCGTTTTTCGGTGCCTGCTTCATCGCCGCGTCGTTCAGCTTTTTCAGCCCGGCGGGCGTCAGCCCCAGCTCGCGCTCGTACAAGAGCAGGTCGGAGTTGATGTCATTGAGCGCCACCCATAGCGGATTCTTGATCAGGTTCGTCGCGCCGTTTTTGTTCGTATACTCGATCACGATTTGCCCGCCCTTTTCCGCAAATTCGGCCTCGATTTCGTCGCGCTTGACGTACATCGAGGCGATCCGTTCCGCCGTGCGTGCAAATTCCGGTTTGTACGTCCCCAGACTTTTCATACATCTGAGCACCGCCGATTTGTACTGCCGCTCGGTCTTTCTTGCCGCGCTCTCTGGCATGCGATTCCTCCCTTCTCCAAAAATTGCCCCGCGCATATAAAAGGC